ACCACCACTATCATGAGAGAGTTCAACATCATACACATATTTCTTTTTATAGTCTAGGGAATCTGTTTGTATATTTGTCAATGACATGGTTACAATTCCACTAGATGCTGGACTATTTATAAAGCACTCAAATTCAATGGCTTCAGAACTATCATCAGCATAATTCTTTTTCATGAATGCTCGAAATGAATGATCTGTTAGATCCTTTCTCGAACCATCCTGATTCAAGAGTTTCAGCTTGACAATGAAGTCAGCTCCCTGATCTATTGTAATGTCTTCGTAGTGTGCCATTTTTATACCATAACAACCCAGTTATTAGAACCTATATTGAAAAGAGTAAACCTACCATTCTCTGTAAATGTTACATCTCCATTATTAGCGGTAGTTGCATCAGGAAGATAAACTGTATTGCTAGTATTCACTGTTGTAGTGCCAGCTGTACTATATGTAGTTACAATTGTAACAGTATCGCCGACAGACCACCCAGAAGCATTTATATTCCAAGTCTGATTACCAGTTCCACGGAATACACATAGGGTATTTCTTCCTTGTTTTGTTACAGCAGTAGTAGTGGCGGTTGTGACGTAATAATGTCCATCATAAAGTGCTATACCCTCATAACCATCTACAGTATCAGCATTTAGATTTGCAACATTGGTAGTTGAAGCAACAGTAAACGGTGCAGTTCCTGTTACAACATTAGATTCGAATCTTGAAGATACTAAAATATCATTTGTAGAATTATAATATAATTTAGAATCTTCATAGACATTTCTATTCCCAGCACCGCCATTATCAGTAATCAATAGTGGCATAACAGTATCACCACTTTCGAAACTGTCAACATAAACACTAGAAGCAGAAGAAGCATTACCAGAGAAGGTACTTGCTGTTACAGTTCCACCAACATTCAAAGCACCAGAAATACCAACACCACCTGTGACTACTAGAGTGCCTGAAGTAGTTGTGGTAGAAGAGACATTAGCAGGCATTGTAACTACGCCACTGGCGTTGATACGCATACGTTCGAAATTACCAGCCGTCTTAAATATCAAGGCTTGCTCTGCTGAGCCAGTGATTCTGGCGCTCTCAGTGCCATCAACCATAAACCGCATTCCTGAGGCTAAGGTCGTTGGAGTTCCTGTAGTAGATGTGCTTAATTCTAGCGATAGATAATCTCCAGTAGTAGCCGCTCCTGCATCACGCTCTACGTCTAAAGGGAGGTCTGGGGAAGTTGTACCAATTCCAACGTTGCCATTGGCGGCGATGCGCATACGCTCTGTCGTGCTATCAGTGTAAAAGATAATCGGAGAGTCGCTGGTACCAGTAGACGAGAAAATACTTAACGCTGCTTCTGTCCCACCAATATAGTTAGTATCTTTCTGAATTAATGCGGAACGTGTGCCACCAGAAGTGTATCCAAGTCGTATAGTTTTTAGTCCCTGTGTATCGTCGTTTGTGTCGGTTCCTACGGTAAAGTTGCTTATAAAATTAGTTGATCCAATACCGACCCTGCCTTGGGAGTCAATACGCATCTTTTCGCCACCACTGGATACGTCTCGAACCCAGAATGCCATTGCGCTATTTTGGTTTGTATTGTTCTCTCTTAGTACAGCAATCCTTCCATATGCACCTAGTGTTCCGTCAGAAGTTCTTGCTCCCGCGTCAAAGAAGATAGATGCCGCCGATCCTGTTCCCGTTGTACTATCCCCATTTTTAACTACAATTATGTCATTTGTTTGAGGTGTGTACTCCCATGTACCAGTAGCAGGTGCCCAAGCACCTCCATTGCTAACATAAGATCGAGTAGTACCGAAAACATCAAGTTTATATGAAGGGGATGTATTAATGCCAACGTTACCAGTGGAGTCGATACGCATACGTTCTGCGTCGGCAGTGCCAAAAGTAAGCTGATCGTTTGCACCAACGGTCTTTACTGCAACCTCGTTAGTGTTTGGCTCAATAGCAAATGCAGTGGTGCCAGATCTCAAGTGGATAGACGGGGTTCCATCAGTTCCAAGGATAGCTAACTTGCCATAGGTACTTGGGCTTGTCTCACCAATCCCAACGTTGCCGTTGGCGTCGATGCGCATCTTCTCGTCGTTATCAATCTCCCATGACATATATGAGCCAAGTTCATCGTTAGATGGGTCTGCCTTGAAAACCATTGACTTGGTTGTTGTGGTTTGAATATCCGCAATCACGCCATCATCGTTTGCAAACTCTAGGTTAGGGCCACCTAGCCCCGCTCGTGTTAGCCGTATCGGTGAGGCACCTACAACTTCCAGTGGAGATGAAGGGGTGCCAGTGGTGCCAATACCAACGTTACCGTTGGAGCTGATACGCATACGTTCTTCGTTATTTGCCCACAGTTGGAGGGAGTTATCTGCGTGGTCGTAGTTAACCCTGCCTATAGTAGAGTTAGCTGCGTCACCAAAGAATACTGTGCTTTCTCCGTCCCCATCACAACCAATAGTAATGCCGCAGTCACCCGCTCTTTCAAATAAAGCTACTGACACTCCTGTAGATGCAACAAGACCCGCGTCAGACTCCTGTACGTGAAGCTTTACTCCTGCGTCTATAGAAGAACCTGTACCAATCCCAACGTTACCTGTAGTAGTTATTGTGCCAGATGTTAAAGTACCAGCAATTGTTGTATTACCGTCTGGTTCTATCTCAAATACTCTATTGAGAAAATTGTCATCATTGCCTGTTTCTAGATCAATAGAGAAAGAAGAACCTGAACCAGTCGATTCAGTTGCTTCGAACAATAATGCACCACGCAATCCAACACCATCACCAGAAATATCTGCTGAATAAACTTCAATTCTACCAAATTCAGAACCATTTACCCAAGTACCATCGTTTGTTGAGTTATAAAGTTGTAATGTGGTGTTATTTTTTGTTCCGTGTATTTTCGCTCCATAAGATTCTACTGTAAACTTAGTTGTCCCAGAAGATTGACCAGTGAAGCCATTTACAGCAGTCGTGGTACCATTTAGAGTAATTGTATCACCAGCAGAATCACCAAGAGTAGTAGCCCCAGTTACATTCAGGAGATCGATATATGCATCCCAACGTGCCCCAGTATTACCGAGGGTTTTTGTTCCATTAGTATTTGGGATAATATTAGAAGCAACAGCAGCAGTTATAGCAACATTATCAGTATTTAAATCACCTATATTAATATTAGTAGTGTTAATATTAAGAGTTGTACCATTTATTGCATTTGTAGTACCATTAAATGTAGCATTACCACTCGCAGTTAATGTTGTTACTGTGGTTCCACCAGCAGTAAGCGTGTCTATATTTGCGGTTCCATCTATGTAGAGATTTCTCCACTCAGAACCTGAAGTGCCGAGATCATAGGTATCATCTGCACTAGGAGTTAAATTACCTGTAATTTGTGTTATTGTTGCACTATCAGCTACTAATCTATCGAGATTAGCTGTACCGTCAACGTACAAATGGCGCCATTCAAGTACCGAAGATCCGAGATCAACAGAATTATCTACATCAGGAACTATTGATGTTGTTACTCTTGCATTAATAGCAACATTGTCATCTGTTGCCGCAGTAGTACCAATATTAATAGTGCCGCTGTTTATTGTAGTAGTTGCGCCATTAACAGTTAAATTACCACTTACGCCTAATGTACCACCAATAGAAGTATTTCCAGAAGCATCAACGGTTAAATTAGCTCCTGTTGGAACCATTCTGGTTCCATTATATCTTAGAATATCATTTGTTACATGATTTGCATTAGAATTAACATCATTCAAGTCGTTTATTGCAACAACAATTGATGTATTCGATAATGGTGCATCGATATCAGCAAGAGAACCTATGGTCTGATCTCTTAATATAGATAATGAATCACTATCATCCGCAACAGCTGCTTCTAGAGTTTGAAGTGTTGAGGCGAGACTATTAATTGATGTGAGATAATTTGATCTATTAGTAATATAAGCGTCAAAAGAACTCGGTCCATCATATGGACCAAATGCAGAATCATGCTTGTTTATTGCTGCTGTTAGATTAGTAACATTTTCTCGATCAGCAGGTCCAAGCGCATTAAAATTAGCAGTACCGATATCTGTATGAAGCTCATTAATTGCTTCATGAACAGTTGTTTTTACAGTAGTTGTTACAGATCCTGAACCAGTTGTAGGTAAATTAATTGGACCTCTAACTGTTAACGTATTAGTATTATCAGTTCCTAATACTGTATTACCACCAGCAGTTAAATTAGCTGCCACACTAGCACTATCTGCTGAGAGTTTATCTACATTCGCAGTTCCATCAATGTACAGATGACGCCATTCAGCACCAGAAGATCCAAGATCAACAGCATTATCGGTTGTTGGGACAAGGTTACTAGAGAAAGTAGAGCCAAGTGAAATTGTGTCTCCACCATTACCAAGTGTTGTATTACCGTTTACAGTAAGCGTAGTTGGAACAGTCAAAGATCCGCTTAAAGTAGTATTAGCTCCAGAGAAACTAACCGCAAGTGTAGCTCCTGATTTAATCTGAAGATTACCAGAATTATTTGTAAGACTACCGTATGTTACAGTATCATCTTTAAGTATAACATCAGCACCATTAGCATTTAATTCAATATCACCAGTTGAAGCAATCAATGCTAGAGTAGTAGAACTCGTCAAAGATGTTCCATCAATTGTGATATTATCAATTACAGCTTTGTTTAATTGAGCTGAATCTGCATGTAACACATCCCATTGTTGTGTAGCAGTTCCAAGAGAGAATGTCGCATCAGTTTGAGGGATGATGTTAGAATTAACATCTGCTCCAAATACAACATTATCTGTATTAGCGTTACCGAGAGTTATAGTTGTACTATTAATTGTAGTTGATGCACCGTTTACAGTTAAATTACCAGTTACAGTTGCGCTCTCATCAACCTGAAGAGTATCTACTGTAGCTGTTCCATCTATGTAGAGATCTTTCCACTCAGAACCTACGGCACCAAGGTCATATGTATTGTCTGCGCTAGGGATGATATTACTGGATACATCTGCTCTAATATTAACTGTATTAGAACTACTTGCACCTATAATTGTATTGCCACCAATGTCAATATTTGCTGCTATTGTTGCACTATCTGCTGCGAGTTTATCTACATTCGCGGTTCCATCAATGTACAGATGACGCCATTCGGTTCCTGATGTTCCAAGATCATATGTGTTATCAACACTAGGAACAATATCTGCCTGTACTACAGCATCATTGCCGCCAGTATTAATTGTAAGATTACCGCTTACTGTTATATCTCTAGCAGAGGCATCAAAAACATTTTCTATTTCATTAATAGCTGCAACAATATTTTTTGCATCAGTATTTAAATCTGTCGCTGCACTTCCACCAGCTGCGCCATGCAAATCGCTATCAAGTTCTGCAATTGCAGAAGAAAGATTACTAGCAGTCATTCTTGATGTTATTTCTGCTGAATCACCCGCATATTGTAATGCTTCGTCAGTAAGTTCAGTCAGTTTACTGAATGTATCTGTTATCTGAATAGTTTTTATTGCCATTTTTATAATTTCTCTGCTATATTAGATAATAGGTTTTTTATCTCGGCAATTTCATTTTTTAGATGTTCAACATCACCTTTTAATTTTTCTTCTTCGCGCTTTTTATTAGAACGAGACTTTCTTCTTTGTAGAGCGCGATTCATTTCTTCTTTATCATTATTTATAATAGCACCCGAACTCATATCTCTCAATAAGTTCGGGTGGTCTTTTACAGGCATCAATTTTTTCATTACAACAGTGCTATTGCCCTTATGTTATCGATGATTGGGATTTGCGATGTATTCGTTGAATTCATCAAAAGTTTTAACTGGAATTCAGTAAAGTCTAAACCTTGATCGGAATCAAACCCATCAACACCACCAATTAGATATGAGTATATCTTTAATGGAACACTACCAGAAGGAGCTTGGAATGTTTCTTTTGGAGGTGCCGTGCCTTCAATTTCTGCATATGTCCAACTATTTGTGTATATGTCATTTATAGCAGCATTTGTTCTATACATCAACTTAATATCAGCTGGAATTGGAACATATGCTTCTACAAAGACTCTCAAACCATTTGACACAGAAGGTAATCCGATAGGCTTAGAAATCCACTTGGATAAAGAAGATCCTCTTCTGCCACCACCTGTTGTTTCAGAAAGGAAGTTAAATGGTCTATTCACGTAACTAGGAGCATCGAACCTGTTACCAGCACTGTCTTGATTATCAATCACGTGGTTAATTGCAATAAGTGATTTACCTTGAAGGTCAAGAACAGGGGATACATCAGATACATATCCACTAGCTATGGCACTTGTCGCTAATGTTCCACCAAATCCAGACCTTTGTCCAGTAGTAAGATTAGCTTGTAATCTAACAGACCTAAACCCTATTGAATTATCGAGTTCATTATCTTCGCAAGCAACCATTCTTGGAGATGCAAAGGTAATTGTCTCTCCAGAAGTCAAGTAACCACTACCGCCAATTGCATATCTTGGATCGCCAATCTTAGTATCATTTATTCTAGCATGAGAAACGCCAGTGATAAAATTACCAAGATACGTTAATGTGGTATCTGTTGGTACAAAATCAACAGAGTTGAAGCAAGCTCGATCCATATAGAAATTTTGATTCGTTGCAACAGAATCACCACCAAAATCAACAGTAGCTGTTGCAGCAGAATCAACTTTAAAACTATAACTATACCAATCAGCAGAATCAACTCTCAATACATTTGGAGCAAGGAAAGTAGAACCAGCAATACCTGCATAAGTAGAATTAGAGTCTAGTCCTTCAAGTCCTATAATATCACCAACACCTAATCCATGACCAGGTTGATAGACACCAATAGCGCTATCACCAGTAGTTGCTGATAAAGTAGATGGAATACCATGTCTAAACTTAGGAATTGGAGCATTAAAGAATCCACACTGCCCACTTGGCTTAAACTTAGCTGTGTAGATTCTATAAGCCATGTCGCTTGTCTGATCTGGCGTCCAAGTAGAACTATTTTGTGATAAGAATAATGAGCCTGCTGCTGGCTGTTTGGAAATTCTCTTGGTCGTATCATTTAAATAGAAAGAATAAGTTTTGGCAATTGCAGCTTCGTAATTATCAGTTTCTGCTAAAAGAACAATAGCATATTCTTTTCCAGCTTGTAAGTACACAGGCTCAACAAATTCGAAATTTACGGGCTTGGCAATTACATCATCAACTTGATCAGTATAGCCAGGATACAAGTTTGGATTTTCTTCTGTACCGTCACCTTGCTTATATAATCTTCTGTTTTGTAACCCACTAGTTGCAGTTCGAACATCTGCTGCGCTCTTATAAACTCTTAACTGAGGATGAACTTCGGTTCTTGGTGTTCCATCTCTTACAGACCTAATTTGTAATTGTATTGGTCTCTGATTTGGATCGCCTGATTCTGGCCAACTCACTAAGAATACATCTACTGAAGAAATAAACACACCAGCTGGAGCTAACTGAGGGTCAATGTAGAAAGTTTGAGCGAGAGGATCAACTCTTCTTTCTTCAATTCGAGCAGTTCTTTCATATGTTAACACTCTTGTAGCAAGAACGTCTCTTTGTTTAACTTCAAGAGATCCAGTAGCTGTGTAAGGAGCAGCTGCTCTAGAAAGTGCTGCATCTTCATCATCAACAGATACATCAAGAAGTTTGAACTCTCTTTCTCCTACTCTAAACTTCCATCCAAGCTGATCGTATATTGCTGGGTCTTTTGGTCCACCGTAATCACCAGCAGCTGAAAGTTGTGTCCACTCATTAACCCAGTCAATCCATTCTTGTTCGTTAGTAAATCCTAATTTTTCATCAGAAGGCAATGGAGCATTGTTTGGAATCCATATAGTACCATATATTACACCAAACGCATCACTAATTAAGTTATCATATGTTCCGCTGCCATTATAATCTGGATGCGCTTTAATAGTAGGATCAGTATCAATAGGAGCAACATATGTCTCGGCATGAGTTTTATACTCATTTTCTGCTATAGTTCTTGTCCATTGATCAAAACGTATACCATCAAAGAATGGGAAATATCTTGTAAGAGGTCTCAAGCCTTCGGCTTTGAAGAATACTTTTCTGCTTCTCATCCATGGAACAGAAATTGCTACAATAGTTCGATCGCCTTGTGGTGTATACTTAATCTCATCACTAATTAAAGTATCTGTTACCTGAACAAACACAGCGGTATTCCAACCAACTCTTGCGTTGGTTACTGTTCTCCCGCCTTTTACTTCTCCAGTAAAATTATCAGAAAATACTTCAAATCCTCTTGCGCCAGTAGCTTCAGATGCAGATACAATTATATCAGTACCAGCTCCCCTTCCGCTACTACTTCTTCCTCTAGCATTCCCGAGGTCGCTTAAATCTCCCTGCCAACCCCATTTCCACCAGTTATAGTTATCGTCTAGATCTGGTGATAAAACTCGATTTATTTCTATTCCGCCTTGAACGATATTATCAGCAATTCTTCTCTTTTCTACCCAGAAGTCTGTTCCTGGTGTAAGAGTTAATGCACCTTCACCTTTAAATACATTAAATGGGTTTACATTTACTGCTCCACTTATAAGCTCTTGGCGTAAAGAAGGATCTTGAACTTGGGTATAATCAAGATAAACAGTATCTGCTTTACGGATAACATTACTTCTAGCAATGTTACTCAAAGAAGAAGAACCATTCGAATCAAAGAACAAAGATACCTCATTTGTTCTGGTATTAGGCATTAATTGTCCGTCAGGATGGTTTAAAGAAAATCCAGACCATTCTCCGATAGGAGCTACAGGACCAACTTCATCTCCTGTTCTCAACAAACCAGATCTAAAGTTTTCAACAAAGGTTCCTGTTTTTGTTCTTATAAACCCTTGAGTATCTGTAAACGAGAGAGCTTGTGTAGTAGCTTCCAAGAAACTTAAAGAAGTAGTTTCTTCAACTGTAGCGACTCTATCTTCAAGTCTCTGTATATCCTTCATTCTATAACGCTTATGTCTAAAGCGATTTACAGTAACATCACCAGAATTTAACGTATTAGGACCATATTCAACAGAAAATAAAGATAAAGCATTTCCTGGAACATCTGGTGTGGATAATAGATGCGGAGGTGCTTCTACGCCTGCTTTTCTGAAGATAATCTGCTTCAATCCAGATGTTGGATCAGGTTTAATTCCAAATATGTCTATTCTTCCCTGATAATATTCAATGTAATCTGTTGTGATTAAATCATTACCACCAGGAGGTATTTCTAAATAGTCAGCTTCGTTTGCTCCTCTATATTTTGATCTAAAATCAAGAACATCGCGCAAACTATATTTGACACCACCAGTTGTTGTATATGAAGGTATTTTATTATATGCGATATTAGAACCAGCATGTGTATAAGAATTAACAGAGAAGAAATCTCCCGTAGCACCCCATTCAAAATACTCAACTCTTGCTGTGATGTTAGTAGCAGCAGGAACCAAGTCGGTATTATTAACAATTAGTTTAAATTTCTTATAGAAATTATCTCTTTGCCCGTTATCAAAAGAAACGCCTGATGTTATATCAACGCTGTCTGAACCACCATCAAGATACCAAGCAGAAACAAGTTTTACACCATCATATGCATTATTAGCTGAGAAGTTAACAGCTATAACACCGTCTGAATCAGCTGCTGTTGCCTTTGTACCTGTAAAGTTAGCTGTTGTGAGTGTTTTTGTCTTATGATTTACATCAGTTTTTTGAACTTTGGCTATAGTAATTATATTATCACCATTGGTAACATTACCAAGAGTAATTATAGATTCGGCTTGCGATCCTGAACCTGTTATAGTAGAACCAGTGACAGTCGGTACTCCAGTTGAATCAGCATTTAAGAATATCCAGTTTGCTACATCTTCAAATGTTTCTCCGCTTTTTAGTATTACTTCAATCGTTATTTGATTACTAACGTTAACAGCATTAGGACCAAATTGCCTCATTGTCTCTAAAGTAGCATTGACAACATTCTTTGGTCGAGTATATGGTAATGGGAACAATAGATTATCAAGAGCTGGTTCTTGAAGATAAAGCTGACCGTTTTCTAAAGTTGGAGTAATATAGTTTGTAGCACCAGTAATATCTGTAGAAATTTTCTCAACATTTCTAAAGTTTGCTGCAAGATCCATTTTTATATCATAAAGATAAAATTGATAATTACCTGTTGCTGCTTTAAACGCAGATCTCACATAACACTTACCAATTTTAGTATTTGATTCATCAAATAAGTAATGCTGTATATGAGGAGATATTCTACCATTAGTTCCTTGAGAGGATACTAATCCAACATCATAGTGACCTATTCCAGCTGAATCGTTAGAAACTATAATATAGTTACCGATTCTAGAGGCAAAACTGTTAATATCTGAATCAAGCCATGTGCTGGTTGGCTTAGGAATTGACCCTTGGAAATTTTGTACTTCTGATATACAAGAGTCATCTAATACTAGCGTACCTTCTTTAAATGTGCCCTCGTAATCACCTCTTTTAAGAATATTATTATTGTATATGCCTTGTACAAATGCTTGACCATCATATATGAATGCGTGCAATTTATCAGAAGTTGGACCTGGTTCAAATTCAATCTTATATGGTCTAGAGATAAAGTCACCGTGTGTTAAATAGTGACGCTCAGCATCTCTTTTTTCTGGTTGATTAAAATCTTGTCCTTCTTGCTTAACTCTTCCTAATCTAGATTCTCTAATCTGGGCAAATTCTACCCAATTATTTACATCAGTAGCACCATCTCTTGTTGAAAGAACAAGTCTAATTCTATATCGATCTGCGCCTGGAGCAGCTCGGTTAGGAACTGGTCCCTGATTATCATATAATTTTTCATCATCTTCTACAGTAACAATGTCTTGGAATGCTTCAAAACCTATACTTACTGTAACACATTTGTGACTATACTTAGAAAGAATAATATCTTGAGATGTAGCTCTTACAAAGTATCCTTTAATAAAATAATCACATTCTTGAATACCAAAGTAAAAACCTAGTCCTGTCGGATTAATAATTTTACCGTTTACATCAGATACTGGACCAACTGTTAAATTTCCTACAGTCGCATTAGTGATAACATCACCAGCACTAAAATCTGGTACTGATGGCTGATCAGAAATAGTTGTTCCGCCTTGTTCTACACTTCTTGTACCATAGAGCGTAATTGGATCACCATCTTCAGCCAACAGCACTTTTGTGACTCTAAAAGTAACAAAAGTTCCATCTGCCTGTGCAGATGATGATCTAAACGTATAACCTACAAGATCAGTCCATTTTGTATAATTTATACTATTAGCAGTAAAACCAGCAAAATTATTATTATTGTGTACTGTTGGATCTAATCTAACATATTGGATAGAGCCATATTTTACAGCACCAGAATTAGGATTTACTGCTGCACCTTCAATGAAAATACTCTTACCAAATATCCCCAGTTGTTTCTGAAAGATAGTCTGGATTTCGTTCAGCTCTCTTGCTTGAAGGGGCACACCACTGTTAAATAATACCTTATAGTATCCATCGCTATCTTTATGCGAATCTTTATAAACGCTTTCAAAAGTATTTTCTGTGTATTGGTTTGGCATTTATCTAACCTTTAAATATCAATTACAATTTTTACGTCTTGAGTATCAGCTGCGGCTCTTACAAATGGCTCTGAATTATCTATGTATAAAACCTCTCCGCCATAACGATAGAAGTCAGCACTATCATCGCTATAATTACCTGCGTCTGAAATACCCCCAGGTGTGTAACTTTGTTCGCCAGTTACATCTTGAAACCCTGTTAGACTATTTTGATGGTACCATATTTTTTTCTTTATTGTATCATGATAGTCAACGATAAGCTTAGAACCATTATTATTTCCTCCCGTTAATGTAACACCAGGAACCACAGCTGTTTCTGATGATATACCTGAATATTTGAACGTTTTTAATCCAATACCAACAATAGAAGTAAAGGCAGAATCTCCAGAAAATGCAGGGTTAGTAACTGCTTCATTTTTTACAGGATTCTTAATGATACCAAACTGTCTAAAGTCGTTATTGAGTCCAACTAAAAACTTACCGCCCTCACTGTCTTCAAGAGATACAGAAAACATCAAAGCGCCAGAATGCAAATCTTCTCTAGGATCTGCACCCATGCCTCCTGGCGGTGCAATTACTGGTCTTAATTTTGCCCCAGCTCCTGATCCAATATTTAATAATCTGGCTGAAGCATAGGTGTATCCAGAACCATAATTAGTCATGGTTACATTAGTTATAACACCACCAGCAAATGTTAACGTAGCAGTAGCTCCAGTGCCGTCACCATCAATCGCAACAGTAGTGGAAGTAGAATAACTACCGCCGCCATCATCTACTGCGATCCTCAGAATTTCCCCATCAATTGCTTGATCCTGATTAGCCTTTTGTGATTGATCAGTACTTGTTTCATAGCTAACAGCAGAATCAACAAATTTAACAGGCATATAATCAGAAGTTAAATATCTTCTAGTATCAATAGCACTAATCGTATACAAAAATTTCCAAACATAACCATCATCATAAAGCTGTGGAACTAATGTAGTATGATTTGGTTCAAAAATAGATGGCCTTGGAGCAGTTCCTGTTTTTCCTTGTTTTAGACAAACGTAAACGTTTGAATTATTTGTATAGGTATAAAATGGGTACTGAATATCTTCTTCATCTGTTAAATCGTCATTATCTCCCAAAACATCAGTATTATAAGAATATAGATCATCCCATGGCTGATAAATTGTGCCATTAACCCAATTTTTTCTTCTGACAACATAGCTAAGATTATCTATTTTTTTAATAGATTGAAGAGAATGTTGAAATTCTCTAGCATATTGTTTAGAAGGATTAGGTGTAATAGGAATGTCGCTTGAGTTTTCACTATCCCATGCCTCAACTCTACCTATGCCGAGGTAATAACTGGAAGAATCTCCAAGAGATACATTATAATTTTTGAAGTCGTTATAAAGACCCGTTGTAAAAACTCTTTTGTAATAATCAGTTACTGTTGCTGTCATTTTTTAATCTCTTTATTGAATCTTAACCCATTTAGACCCAGTCCAAACTACTTGAATAGCTGAATCAGCTGCTAGATTAATTTGCGAGGGACCGTTTGCAAATTGAACTCCCACTGATGCGGTCGCGATAATAATACCTACTTGTCCAGCGTTAGTACCATTTTGCAAAGTAATATTAACACCAGTTGTCATAACAGGAGCTGTGAACGAAGGAGTACCGTCAGCATTAGCTTGTATATTATATGACAAAGGAGATGAAACATTTACAGCCCCAGTTCCCTTACCACTTAATGAAAGCGAAATATTCGTATCGTTACCAGTAGAAGATATAGAAGGTTTATTTCCTGTTGCAGCATTTGTTATAGTAACTTCATTTACTGCTGATGCTGTATCAGTAAACTTTATAATCTCTCTTGTGGCACCGCTATAAATTGCATTTGAAATTACAGGATAATTAATAGTACACGAATCAAGGGTAGATTCTGATATTGTTTTATTTGTGACATTCTGTGTTGATGTGTCGCCCAATAAAGTACAATCGCTATCAAGAAGAAAAACTGTAGCTGTATGATCTGGCTCTGATTTTAGATAAACTTTATTTCCATTAAATATATTACCAAAGGCAAGCGTATCACTATCAGCTTTTGGTGCATATGATTGTATGGCTGCCGAATCACCGCCTATTGCTTGATACAATTCTCTAAAATTATTATTGATTTTTGTGGCTGCATTTCTTAGAGAATCACCACTCCCATCATTCGCACTTGTGCCGTTATTAATATTTTCTCTAGACATTGTTATTTCCGATTAACGATTAAACTTATTTATACAGATCCAGACGAATCCCATGGACTTGTATCACCACCAGTCCAAATTAGTAAGCTACCAGATCCATTAGAATCATATCTACCAATTTCCCAAATATCTTCATCAATAGTGTTAATTGTGTTAGAGAAGTCAATTGATGTTTCGTCAAATGTACGACCAGAAATTAAATCAGCTCTCACAATAGCATTGTACTGAGTATCAAGAGTAGATATTGGAGTATCAGAATATTTGATCAAATCATTTGGTCTGGTTCTGATTTCTGCACCACTTGCAACTATATTAAGCTCAGTAAATGATGTTTGCTGTTGACCGTAAGTGTCGTATGTTGCAGATCTAACTATCTCAGTACCTAATGGTTCTTGGAAGTCGGTAACTGTTGCACCCAATCTAAATTGGTAACTACTTTGTATACTCGTCTTTGTTCCAAACCACATACCAGCAGGATGTGCAAAGGTTTTATATGTTTCTTTGTATTTGTTTGGCGGTAATGAAGAATTAATTCTCAATGAATAAAATTGATAAAATTCATTATCATGTATTCTTTTATCTTGAATGTCTGCCCCTATAAGAGTAGAATCTTTTTTATTCACTGTAATTTTAACAGTGCTTCCATCTATCGGATAACCGTCAGAATCTATAGACGGCGAGTCATTAGTACCAAGAAGTGTAATTATTTTGTCAGCATAATCTATTTTATAATCTTGATCTATATCAAGAAGTTCATAATTAC